ATAACACAATGGAACGCATGGGAAATGATAATTTTAAATTAGAATACAAAAGTAAGACAGGGGCTACTTACAAGCCCCTTATGCTTTCCGATTGTGAAAGGTTTATATTTGTAGAATGTAATTATAAAAATGGAATTATATTAAAAAAATGGTTCTGGAGTTGTCATAGAATATTTAAAAATTAATTATTCAACATTAAAAAATAATTTTAGACAAAATACAAAAAATAAAACAAAATGAAAACACCAAAAGAAAAAGCAGCTGAGTTAATTGATAAATTTACTTACTGGAATACATCGGAAGCCGAAAGGGAAGGTATAAAAAGTGCTTTGCATTGCGTTGCTGAAATTATAGGAGTAAAATTATTATGGTTTCAAAAAGACACAAAAGAAATAGAATACTGGCAAGAAGTAAGAAATGAAATAGATAAAATAAATAATTTATAGTTATGACACTACAAGAAATAAAACAATTGTTCGGAATAGACCTAACAATTAAGAATAGAAAGCCGCATTTCGTATATTTACGAGGTATTTATATGGATCAGGAAATTGAAAACGGTAGGAATAATTTAAACATTTGCAAAGAATTAAAATGTAATCATGCCACAGGGTTTCACTACTTCCAACGTAAAGATTTTTATAAAAACATTAAAGAATATAATGAGGTTAAAATAGCTTTTGATAATAAAGATGCTGAATTGTTTAAAGATATTGATTTTAGACTCAATAATGTTAAGTACATTCATTATCGAGAATTAGAACGTAAAAAGCCTAAAAAAATAAAGTTAGAAGAAATGCCAAAGGTAAGATGGCATTATTTAAGAATTATTGAAGCATTACGCAAAGATAACAGGCATAGTTTATGGGAAAAGCCTATGAAAGAATTTACAATAAATGATTATAAAGTTTTGGAAGCTTTATAAATACTCGTTTTAACGGCGATTAATGCCGTAATAACTTAAAAATTTAAATAAAATGAAAACAAAAATATATATATCTAAAATAGAATATTTAACTAATGGAATTGATTTAAGAGAATATAATAATATTAAATCTATTAAAATAATTGACCCATTACATAAAGAATTTATGCTTATGCATACTGAAATTTATTTTGAATGTGAAGAAAAAGACTTTATTTGTATAGTTTTAGAATACTAATAAAATGGCAAATAAAAGAATTAAAAAACCGTTAACTCAAAGAGTATCAATTTACGAACAGGAATATAAATTGAAAGAACAAGCGAAAGAAGTATTAAAAAAAATAAAAGAAGATGCCAGATATAACACTTTGTAAGGGAATTAATTGCAATATAAAAGATAATTGCTATAGATTTAAAGCCGAACCAAGTAAGTTTAGACAATCGTGGTTTTGTGAAAGTCCTAATGTAGACGAAAATAATTGTGATTATTACTGGGAAGTAACCAAACCAATTCATAAGTTCAATTCAGGAATTGGAGGAACACTATGCAATAAATGCAGTAAAATAATAAGCACAGGATTAACAAAGGATTTATATTGTTCAACTAAATGTAAAAATAATGAAAATAAAAATGCAAAGGATTGATAGGATTATAAAATACTACTACGATAGAGGTACTAATAGAGAGAAAGTAAATGATATTAAAAGAAAACTATTGAAAAATGAAACCACCATGTCCCCCTAAAAGTAATTGTTGGTGCATAGAACATCCAAACCACAAAGATTGTATTCCAGCTTTACCAATTTATAGCGCTATTTTTGGAATGATAATAATAATATTGATAATAATTAAAACTTATAAAAAATGCGAACTCACAAAAAAGCACTTGAAGTAATAGCTAATGATTTTCTAACACAAAATGCAGAAGCAATAGGACATGAAAACAAACCAAACTATTCAAATAGGGATTTTATGAATACAATTATAATTTTCCAAACTGCATTAATGGACAAAATGTATGATATCCAAGATTACGATATTATGTCCGTTGAGGATAGAATGAAAATGGCTGAAAATTGTGGTTTAGCTTTACGAAAGCTGATACACACTTTTACAGGATTAGATACACATAATATTGATGAATTTATTTAATAATAATTAAAACTTATAAAAAATGCGAGTAGTATTTATAGCTATTTTGATAGCAGCGGTTGGGGTTATAATGTTTCATTTAGGCATGAAAAATTATAAACATTTAGATAAAACAATAGTATTGACTACTAAAGGAATAAAGCCAAGCGATGGCGATTTAATGAGAGTTCAATATGTAGCTAATGATTCTGTTTATTTATGTATAATTGATTAAGTTTAGTCCCAAATTTAAACAATATTAGGGACAGAATTAAAAATAAAAAATTATGGAAGACTTTGCAACAGGAATAACAATAGGGTTTATGATGGGAATATGTTTTTCGTTAGTAGCTTATATTTTAAAAACAAAAAATTATATATGAAAAAATTAATGTTTATTTTAGTAGTTGTTGGGGTGACAAGCTGCTCAAAAAATTGTGATGACTTAGAAGATGCGGCTTATAAACAATATCAAGACGCTGTTTTTAGATGTGGAGGTAGTTCAGCTTGTAGGATTGAAATAAAAAGGCAATATGACGATAAGATAAAACGAATAAGAAAAGATTGTAATTAATTTTGTAACTTTGTATTATGGCAAGACCTTTTGGAACAAAGAAAATAGCAACTCCAGAGATACTTTGGCAACACTTCTTAGACTATAAAGAATGGGTTAGAAATAACCCTATTTTAGTTCAGGATTATATAGGCAAAGAATCTCAAATGGTATATAGAGAAAGACAAAGACCTTTGACAATTGAAGGCTTTGAGTGTTTTTGCTATGATAATGATGTTATAAGCGATTTAAGCAATTACTTTGCTAATTCTGATAATAAGTATTTAGATTATTCAACTATCTGCACACGCATACGCAAAGATGTTAGAAGCAATCAAATTGAGGGTGGAATGGCTGGGATCTATAATGCAAGCATAACACAGCGTTTGAATGGGCTTACTGAAACTATTAACCAAGATATTAAAAGCAATGGTAAAGAAATTAGCAATACTATTAAAGTAGAGATTGTAAGGAATAAAGAATAATTTCGTATATTTGTATATCGGAATTCAGGAAGTCGATAATTAAAAGTTAATCTAAAGATATGCGAGTACACGCCTGAATCGTGGAAAGCGTATCTTTTTTTATTATGATAGGAATTTATAAAATTACAAGCCCAACGAAAAGAGTTTATATCGGTCAAAGTTTAGATATTAAAAAAAGAATTAGTAAGTATAAATATAATGATTGTAAAAAACAACCTAGACTTTATAATTCATTAAAAAAATACGGATTTGAAAGCCACACTTTTGAAGTTATAGAGGAATGCAGTATTGATTTACTTAATGATAGAGAAAGATATTATCAAGAATTTTATAATGTTTTGGAAATCGGATTAAATTGTAATTTGGTAAAAACAGAATTCAAGAAAATGAAACATAGTCAAGAAAGCATTTTAAAAATTAAAGAAGCTAGTAGAAATAGAGTTTTTTCTGAAGAATCAAAAGATAAAATCAGACAAAAAGCATTAAATAGAAAAGCAACTACAGAAACTAAATTAAAGCTATCTAAATCTGCTAAAAAAACAAAAAACGGTAAAAAAATAGTTTTAGATATAAACACAGGTATATTTTATGAAAGTGTTTTTGAGTTATGTTGTATTATTAAAAAATATAAATTAACATATTTAAGAAAATTAATAAGAGATAAAAAAACACAATACATATATGCTTAAAGCAACAGTAGTTTTTGAACAAATATGGAGCGCTATAAATGCAAAGAATGAAGACGGAACCCGTAGATATAAGTACATTATAAATACTGGATCTTCACGTTCAAGTAAAACATTTTCAATACTTCAATCGCATTGGCTATCTTGTTTACATAACGAAAATAAACGTATATCAATTTGGCGTGAAACAAAAGCTGATTGTAAAATGACAATTCTAACGGATTTAAAAAAGGCTATTCCTTCACTACCTAACAATGATAATGTAGAATTTAATAAAACGGAATCTATTTATAAATTCAAAACAGGATCTACTATTGAATTCATGGGTGGTGATGAGGAAAATAGATTACACGGTTTTCAAGGCGATATTGCGCATTTAAATGAGCCGTATAATTTTACAGAGGAAGCATTTAATCAAATTGACATGAGAACTTCAGATTATATTTTGATTGATTGGAATCCTAAAGCTAATCATTGGATTGATAAATTAAGCAAACGAGAAAACGCTATTGTAATACATTCGACTTATAAAGATAATCCTTTTGTGCCTGAGCAGCAACTTAAAAAAATATTAAGTTATTTACCTATTAAATATACAAAAGTTGTAAAAAACGGACTAATAACAGAATTAAACGCAAAAGCATATAATTTAGAATTAAATAATCTTTGCTTTACAGAAAGCGAATTAAATGAATTAAAATTAGCTATATTTAATGAATCACAAACGACTGCAAATGATTACTTACATTTAGTTTATGCAGAAGGACTTAAAGCTGAAAAACAAGGAAGGATATACAATTGGAAGCCTATTGACTACTTTCAATACTTACAAATAGATAAAACGGTTTACTACGGCTGTGATTGGGGTTTGGTTGATCCATTTGCAATTGTTGAGGTTAAGTACCACGATGGTAATTTATACGTTCACGAGGTGAACTACAAATCTGAAAATGAAATTAGAAAAACATTAACAACAACAGAAAACCATCAAATAAACGCACAATCCGATGAGGGTTTGGTAAGTTGGTTATTTACAAAACTAAATATACCAAAAGATAAAACAATTGTATGCGATAGTAACAGACCAAGTAAAATAATAGCTTTAAGGCGTTCAGGTTGGGAATATGCTATTTCGGTAGGTGGGAAAACTCGATTAATTGATAGAATTGGAACTATGCAAAGTTTAAATGTTTACTATACATCCACTTCAAAAAACCTTGAATTTGAGCAAGAAAATTATAGTTACCAGAAAGATAGGTTCGGAGTTACTTTGGAGCAACCTGAGGACGGAAATGATCACCTGATCAATGCCACCGAATATATTACGCAAAAACTATTCGAAATGAATATAATAAAAAATATTTAGTATCTTTGTAAAAAATAAATTAATGGGTTTTAATTTTAATATAGGTTTTGGAAGTAACGCACCGCAAACAATCGAGAGAGATTTAAGTGGTAATTTCTTTTACGAGGTAATAAACCAACAGGCAAACCTAAATAAGTTTAAGAACGATCAAGATAAAATTAATGTTATTTTATCTAATCCAGCAGCGTTAAAAGTATTTGCATTAAACTGTGATCTTTTTAGTTTAGGTAAGATTAACACGCCGGCAGTTAACGACTTTCTTTACACTCAAAGAAAAAAACCAAACTTTAAACAGAACTGGACTCAATTCCTTTGGGATTATATGTTTTTTGTTCAATTAGGTACTGCATATCTTTGGACTCCTAACAATTCATTAAATGAAACATCACCTATTCAATGGCTTAATCCTGCCAAACTTGATTTTGATAGTAATTTAATTGATAAATTAAACAACCTTATTTTATCAAATGTAACTTATAAAGACTTATTAAAAGGGACTGTTAAATATAGTTTTGGTAATACTTCAAAATTAATACCAATTAGCGAAATTACACCATTTTACGATCTTACTAATACCGTTTCAAATAATAGTTTTAAAGGTGTTTCAAGAATTGACGCATTATATAAAGTTATTTCTAATTCAGAAAATGCGCTAAATGCAAAATCTATTAATTTAGAATTTAGCCAGAAATTTATAGCAAGCGCAAAGAGTGAAAGTTTAGAATCGGTTAATATGACCGATACAGAAAAAAGAAATATTGAAGGAGTAGTAAGAGGGAATAAGAACGTACACGCTATTAAAAAGCCTATTGATATAAAGCGTTTTGTTGACGATATTGCACGTTTAAAATTGGATGAGTGTTTCTATAATGACTATTTTATGATTGGGTCAATGTATGGAATACCACGTGACGTATTAGAAGCTAATTTAAAAGGCAGTACATACGAAAACCAAGAGAAGGCAGTAAATAGACACGTTGAATATGTTTTAAAGCCTAAAGGGCAAATGTTGACTGATTCATTAGAAGACTTATTTAACTATCCTGAATTAACTATGAGCTGGGAGCATTTAAGTTTTAACCAAGTATTTGAAAAGGAACGTCAAGAGGTTATTAAATTAAAATTAGAAAATCAAATATTAGCAAATGATAATAATATTAATATAGCTGAATTATGATAACCAAAGAAGAAATAGAAGAACTAAAAAAAAACAAAAAAGATGAAAATACCATCGTTCGAAAATAAAGAACAGGAAATTGATTTTATCGTAAAGAATCAAAATAAACTGATTGCATTTAAAAAAGCATCATTTAAAAAAGCCGATACGTTTTCGTTTAGTCCTATTGAAACTACAAAGGCAATTGTTAATAATACGCCAATTCAAGAAGCCGAAGAAGAACTAAAAGTAAAAGTTGTTATTAATTCAACTAACTTTTTAGACTCTCACGGTGATGTACATATTAAGGGATTGTGGAATAAGTCAATATCTGAAAACAAAAATATTGTACATTTGCAGGAGCATTGTATGGAGTTTGACAAAATTATTTCAGACGGTGAAGACTTAAACGTATATACTCAACAATTTACTTTTAAGCAATTAGGATACAATTATGAGGGTAAAACCGAATGTTTGATATTTGAAAGCAAAGTAAAAGAGGACCGCAACGAGTTTATGTATGAACAATATTCAAAAGGATTTGTTAAAAATCACAGCGTCGGAATGTCTTATGTTAAAATGTTACTTTGCGCTAATAATCCATCAAGTATACAAGAATATGAAAACTGGAATAAATACCTTCCTGAAGTTGCTAACCAAGATACAGCAATTGAGAAAGGTTATTTCTGGGCTGTACTTGAAGCAAAATTAATTGAAGGCAGTGCAGTAGTTATAGGATCTAATCCAGTTACACCAACCTTAGAAAATAATATGAAAGCCGTTCACACACTTTCAGAAAATGAGCCAGCCGTTGAGGTTACTCAAAAAATGAATGAAAACGAATTTAACCAATTATTAAACAAATTTTAAAAATGATTACACAAGAACAATTAGACGCCTTAAGCGCAAAAGTTGAAGGATACAAAGCACAAGATGTTGAAGTATCTGCATTAAAAGCTGAATTAGAGGCTTTGAAAGGAAAAGAAACGATTGAAAAATCAGTATTCGAAAATTTACAAGAACAAGTTAACCAATTAAAAGAAATGGGAACATCACAAGAAGTGAAAAGAACTTTAGTTGACGAGATTAAAGAAAACAAAGAAGCATTAAAAAACATCGCAAAAGGTGGAAATGATGAAGTAGTATTGAAAGCCGACACTTTGAGAGCTTCTATCGCTACAAATCCACACGTTGAGTTAGTTGATGGTATTGGTCAATTGCAACGTAAAAAAAGAAGTTTATACGACCTATTCAGAAAAATTCCTGTTGGAGCTGGTAACCATAACGGTACTGTTGCTTATGTTGATTGGGATGAGGCTACTACTGTAAAGGCTGCCGCTTCAGTTGCTGAAGGTGTTGCGTTTGCTGAAAGTACTGCTAAATTCAAAGGTTATACTTTGGCATTGCAAAAAATCGGAGATTCGCTTCCAGTTTCTGAGGAGTTTTTCAATGATGAGGTTATGGCTGCTGCTGAATTGGATATGTTTTTAGAAGCTAACGTTTTAGACAAAGTTGCTTCTCAAATCGTAGTAGGTGATAACACAGGAACTAACTTGAAAGGTTTAATCACTTCTTCTCCTCTTTACACTGCTGCTGCTTCTGGAATTACAGACGCTAACATTTATGACCTTATTGCAAAAGTATCTGAAGACATTACTTCAGTAGGTGGTGCTAAATATGCTCCTGACTTTGTAGCAATGAACATTGCAGATATCAATAAATTGAAATTGAAAAAAGATAGTACTTACAACTATGTTTTCAACTTTAATGATCCACGTATCGGAGCTTTGAACATCGTAGAAGATAATAACGTTGTGGCTAATACACTTTATTTAGGTGATTCAAGATTTGCACGTATCTATGAAATGGGTGGTGTAGTTGTATCAAAAGGATTTAACGGTACTGATTTTGCAGAAGATATGATGACTTTGAAAGCACGTAAAAGATTAGCTTTTTTAGTTCGTGAAGCTGACAAAACAGGTTTTAGAAAAGTGGCTTCTATTTCTGCTGCATTAACTACATTGGCAACATAGTAGATGAAAAAAGTAGAGTTTACAAAAGACTTTGCAACTAAATTGAAAGGCGATGTCTGGGAATGTGATTCCCAGCTCGCTTCTCACTTAGTAAATGTTGACAAAGTAGCTAAGTATTACGAACCAAAAAGCAAAAAATAAATGTATTTAATTGACCAAACATATTTTATCAAAGAATTAAACGTTCCTAACATCAATGAGATGGATTCGGACAGTTTAACAATCTTAACACAGTACATTGATAAATATAGCCGTCAATTACTACAAAATGCTTTAGGGTATACATTATTTAAAGACCTTGATCTAAACATAACTGCTGGGGTTTTAAATGTAGGAGCATCACAACGTTGGAAAGACCTTGTAAATGGTAAAGAATACGTTAAGGATGGCAATACATACAAATGGAAAGGGCTATTGCATACAGAGGGCTTATTTAAAGGCTCTTTATTAGCAAACTATGTATTTTATCATTGGTTAAAAGATAATACAACAACGGTAACAGGAACAGGAGAAAAAAGTATTAACGCTCAAAATTCTGAAACTGTTAATTCAAATCAAAGATTAGTAACCGTATGGAATGACTTTGCAGCCGAATATCAAGGAAATAACACACACTTTCCTTCAATTTGGTTTAAAGGTTGTACAACTGTTATTGATTGGTTTGGAAGTGGTGAGCAGTTGGGGTATGTTAGTTTAATTCAGTTTTTAGCTGATAACGATACAACCTACACCGATGCAAATATGACTATATTCAGAAATCAAAATCAATTTGGATTATGATAGTAGTCGAAAACAGCTTAAAAGATTTATTCGCACAATTACCAACTATTAATGGATTTAAGCCAAAATTTAACTGGGGTTCACAAGATACTTTGAATTTGTATTTATCGCAGTTAAAAACAACTAATAAATATCCGTTAATTTGGTTAGTAGAAACGCCTGAAAATGGTAACTTTGCAACGCAATCAGTTGAAAAATCTTTGAAGTTAATAATTGCTAAACAATCGGTACACGTTACCAATACAAATCCAATCATTTGGGATACTGAATTTAAAGACGTATTAAATCCACTTTTGGAAAATGTTTTAAAAGCATTAGACAGGAGTACAATTACAGAAATAAAAGACAGTAAGTATAAAATTCAAAGGATTAGCAACTATTCAGAGGACAATGGCAAAAATGCAAAGACTATTGACAACTGGAATGTAATTGTTTTAGAAGTCGATGTATATTTTAAGGATAACTGTTTAAAACTAATAAAATTCTAACAACAATTAAAAAAAATTAATAAAATGGCATTAACAACAATCGTAAATTCAGTAAACTGTGGAGCTTCAGAAGTTTTAGGAACAGGGCTGAAAAATTGCAAACAAGACATTAAAAGAGTAACTACTCTTGGTCTTTTAGAAAGAGGTTTAAAATTTGATGAGGCTCGTTCACTTGAATTAGCTTATATTCAAGAATTGCAACAAAAAGGGCAATTAATTATTTTACAAGGTGTAATTGAATTAGCTGACAACACGGCAGAAGATACAATTATCACACGTGCTGGATCAGGCGAGAAAATCGTAGCTGGGAAAAACCCATACGAATATACTGTAATGTTTGACAACGGTCTTAACTTTCACAAGGCTTTGACTTCTTTGTCATCTCACAGACAGTATGACTTGATCATGTTTGACTCAAAAGGTGATGCTATCTTTACTCAAACAAAAGCTGGTGAGTTCAAAGGATTTACACTTGGTATGTTCGAAAATGGTAAATACACTATGAGCAACGGAACTGACGCATCTGCACAATCAGTAACTTTCCAAATGGTTAACAGATTAGAGTTTGACGAGCGTGTAAGCTGGATTACAGCAGATAACTTGGACTATAACGCACAAGAGGACTTAGACGGAGTTAATGACGTAGTGTTCACACTTACTACACCAACTGCTGGAACTTCTATTGTATTTACTGCAAAAACATTAGCTGACAATCACCAAGTTTCATTAAGTGGATTGCTTAAGACTGATTTGCTTTATACTGTTGACGGTGTAAGTACAACTATCACTACATTAGCAGAAAGTACAACCGAAGCGGGAAAATATACTCTTACCGTTCCTGCATTCATTGCTGGTAAAGTATTAACTTTGAAAACTTGGGATACTACATTATTGAAAACTATCATCAATTTATCTGATGTATTGTATAAATCAAATGTAGCAACTACAACAGCAATTTAGTAGTTTAGATTGTTTTTATAAATAAGCGCATCATAATAGGTGCGCTTTTTTTTGTACTTTTGTATTATGAGAACTATTAAGGATTATATGGACTTTGTTAAAAATGTTAGGGATAATATTCCGCAACAAACAGAGGGTATAATTAACAGAAATAAAGCCGAAATAATAGACTTAAACAGACAGGGTCAATTGTATGCAAAAGGTGAGGATAGTTTAGGATTAGACTTAAAACCTTATGCATTTTTTACGGTGGAAATAAAACAACTATTGGGGCAACCATATGACAGAACAACTTTGAACTATTCAGGCGCCTTTTATGATGGCTTTTATTTAACAGTAGACAAAGACAATTTAATACTTACATTTAACTCAAACGATAGAAAAACACCTGATTTAATTGGAAAATATGGTAAAAATATTTTTGGATTGAATTACGATAATCAACAAAAACTTAATTATGAAATTATTAAACCTGAATTGGATAAATACATCCGTCAATATTTATAAAAAGTGTGATGAAATGCCACTTTGGAACTTTCAAAAGTATCTTGAAACTAACGAACTAAAATACTTTACAAAGGAATTAAAAGACGTAAAAGGGTTAGATATTGTGATGAATGATTTTTTTGTTGAGTATTTAGAACTAACACAAAATAATACTGTTTATCAAAGATTCTCAAAGATTTATAAATTATTGAAATTAGAGGGTAAATACAATTGTGTTTCTTTGATATTAAAATCTTTGTACAATTATGATAAAGGTTTAAATTTAGATATGTTTCATGCTTTGACTTGGGAGCTTGAAAAATGGCATTATAGAATTGACAGGGCAAAAGATATATTTTCACAGCTTGAAAGCATTAACCAAAGATTGCAAAATGTTAAAACACAAATTGAGATACTACAATTAGAACTTAAAAAAGATGATCAACAAGAAAGCCAAAGTATAGAAAGCCAATTAATTTCAGTTAGTCGTATTTTAGAATTAAAGTACAAATTAGATGCAAAAGAAATTACGGTAAAAGAATGGATTGAATACCAAAAACAAGCTGAAAAAACAATAAAATCACAAAAGAATGGCAAATAGTATTGATTTAATAGTAAGTAAAGAGGCACAAGCTGGACTTGATGCATTATATAAATCATTGACAAAAACACATGAAGAAGTAGTTGCAATTTCAAAACTACAACTTTCTTTTAATGGTGGTCAATCACCTAAAAGTGTTACTGATTTAAACGAAAAAATAAAGGATCAAGCAAAAATTCAGGCTCAATTAGAAAAACAAATTGAAAGGAACAGACTTGCAGAAATAAGACTACAACAAACAAGGGAAAAAGCCTTTGATAAATATACTGCACAATTACAAAAGGAAGAAGCCAAACTAAAAGCATCCGAATCAGTTTACAATAAAATTCAAAATAGTATGAATTTATTGCAAAAAAGCTATAAAGATTTAGCTATTAGAAAGGAATTAGGAAGCCAATTAACAGATAAAGAGGAGAAAAGTTTAGAACGGTTAGGTAAAAGAATACAAGACTATGATAGAGCCTTAAAAGCTGTTGATGGTCAAATGGGTAAATACCAGCGAAATGTTGGTAACTATGCTGGGGCTTTTAATCCATTAAGCAACTCAATCAATCAATTAAGCCGTGAAATGCCAGCCTTTGCAAATTCCGTACAAACTGGATTTATGGCAATTTCGAATAACTTACCTATATTTTTTGATGCTATGGGTGGCATCATTAATCAAAATAAAGAATTACAGAAACAAGGATTACCAACTCAATCTGTATTTAAACAACTTGCCGCTTCTGTTTTTAGTTTAGGAACTGCATTAAGTGTTGGAGTTACTTTGCTTACTTTATATGGCAAAGATATTGTAACCTTTATAGGTAAATTATTTGATGGCGGTAAACAGATGCAAACTATATCTGATCAAATGAATCAAATAACGGATGCAAGAAAAAAAGCTTCTGAAAGCGCATCGACTGAGATATCTGAATTAGATACACTTTATAAAGTAAGTCAGGATGTTTCAATATCTATTGATCAAAGGCGTGAGGCGGTTAATAAGTTACAGGAACTTTATCCAAACTTTTTAGCTAATATATCAGACGAAAACATTTTAAATGGTAAAGCTGAAAGTCAATATTATAAGCTTAGAGATGCTATAATGGCAAAATATATGGCACAAGCAATTGGCGACAAATTAGCAGAAAACGCAAAAGATAGTTTAGAGGATTATTTAAGTATTCAAGAAAAAATACAAGAAACAGAAACTGAAATTGCAAAATTAAGAAAGAGTGGTAAAGATTTAATTATTCCTGGATCAAGAGAAGAAAAAACTCAAACAATTAGAATATCTAATAATGATTTGATTTTAGCACAAGAAAGAAAATTAATAATATTAAATAAGGATAAAAACAATTTAAAAACACAAGAAAGACAAGAAAATTCATTGCTTATTAAAACTATGCAAGAAATGCTTGTTCAGGCTAAGCCATTGGAAATTGAAGACAAAAAACAAATTTCAAGAACAAAAGAAAAAACCAAATTAGCAAAAGAAAAAATAAAAGTTGACAAAGAAATAAACAGAGGGACTGAAGAATATTTTCTTTCTGAAATTTCACGTTTGGAAAAATTAAGGTCGTCAGTTGCAACAACTACAAAAGAATATGAATCATATAACGCACAATTAGAGTTATTAAACGCAAGTTTGATGTATTTAAGAGGTGGCGAAAGGTTAAATATGGCTGGATTAGTAACTGGTGGCAAAAGCGAAATTGAACAACTTCCAATATCGGCAAAAGAAAGTTTAGAGCAAACAAGCCAATATTTGCAAGGTTTTTACGATCAATTTGGAAGTGAATCGGGTATGCCAACTTTGTTTAAGGTTATGAATAAAGAGATTGAAGGCTTTGGCGACAATTGGAAAGTTACTGCCGTAGCGATGATGGAAATAGGTCAGGAATTGACTAATACATTAATGAAACAAAGCGAGGCACGTTTTAATGCTGAATATGCACGTTTAGAACAACAAAAAAATATATCAATTGCATTTGCTGGAAGTAGTGCAACGGCTAAATCTGAAATAGAGCGCCAATATGAAGAAAAACGAAAATCAATACAAAGGCGACAAGCTCAAGACGAAAAGAAACAGGCTATGTTTAATATCGCAATAAATACAGCTCAAGCGGTTATGGCTACACTTGGAAAAGGTGGTTTCTTTGCGAGTCCTTTGTCTATTGCAGTTGCTGCAATTGGAGCGGCTCAATTAGCTATGGTTGCAGCTCAGGAAATACCAGCATTTGCAGAAGGTGGGGTTCATGAAGGTGGAAGGATGTTAATTAATGATGCTAAGGGTTCAAAATTTCAGGAAACTGTTATAACGCCTGACGGTAAAGTACGACAGTTTAAAGGCAGAAATAAAGTAGTAGACGCACCAAAAGGAACGCAAATTTTCACGCCTGATCAATGGAGTAAGCAAATTAATAACTTACTTTTGAAAAACAATATATCACCGTTGCAAACAAACCAAACCAACGGAATAAATAAAGATGATCTTGAAAGTGTTTTTAGAAAATACAGCGGTTCAAATGAGGTGGCAATTGATATAAATGAAAACGGATTTAAGAAAATGATTAGTTCAAACGGTAGAACGCGCGAAATATTAAATAGCAGACTAACCACTAAAGGCAGAATAGTATAATGGAAAACTTTACATTTTATTTAAACTTTAAAAATGATGCAACAGGCTTGATTGAAATAACCGAGCCTGTTAAATTCGATGGTGCCAGCTTCACAGTTGAGCAAGATAAAAGCCGTTATGGAAGAGATATAAGTTACGGAAATGAGGAAGTAAGTTTGGAGTTTTATGATGGAACTTTTGAAAATGGTTTAACAATGGGATTATTCCAATTATTAGATTATTACAAAACATACGGCTTTGAAAGTGAGGTTGAATTTATATTAAAGAAAAACGGTATAACTTTTACGGTTGGATTATTAGACTTTCAAATGGCAAAGACAGACTTACTTACTTATTTTGAATGTAAAGTAATTCAGGAAAATAACAGAGCAATAATAAACAGGCGCAAAGAAATAAACGTTGATGTTTTTAGCGATAAAGATTTGGATTTAAACACAATTACACCGTTAACAACAGAAAATATACTATTAAAGGCAAAGCCAGTATTACAAATAAGTGAGTGGAAAAGTGTAGGATCTGAAACATTTCCTATTGACTCTACAGATCCTACGAAAATATGGGGTTTATTTAACTTTGCTCAAACAAATGTATCTTATGGAATTGAAAATTCTTTAGGCTGGTTACAAAATATTATTTATACATCAAATATTTTAGATGCTGAAAAATTTGGAATAATATACGCGCAAAATAAATTAAATGACATAAAGGTAACAGCTACAATAGATATGACTTATGTAGTAACTCAGGGAGTTTTTCCTGATTTTGGTTTTATGGCTTTATATTTATGTTGGGGTGATACTTTTGATCCTTCAAATACATCCACTACAAGACATTTATTATATAACGATATTTGGGGCGCTTCGGTAGAAAAAACGGTATTATTAAATGATACATTTGAATTTACAATTGATGAAGTTAATCAGGGCGGTAAAGTTTGGTTATTTTGGGCCGGTATTGGTTATGTTGATTGCAATATAGATGTAACGCATAGAAGTTTTAATATAAAAGTTGATGCCGTTTCTACTTCTATTGATAGTGTTATTAAAGGTGTGAGATATATTGACTTATTCAAACAAAATATAAAATCAATATCAGGATTAAATATTGACGCTCCAAAATTTGATGTTTCTGGCGAGTTTTATGAACAATTTGCATTTAATGGTAAATTAATAAGACAATACACAGATAAGCCGTTTTATGTTAATTTTAAGGATTTAACGGAAGGATTACAGGAACTTAATGCAGACTATCAAATAAACCAAAACGATGTATTTATAGGGCAGTATAATGACTTTTATAATAATGTTGATTTAGGTGGATTTTTACAGGCGCCAGATACAGAATTTAACACAAATTTTAATGACAGATATAGTATTAACGCTTTTAATTATTCTTATAAGACTTTTGAGCAAAATAAAGACGAAAACAACACAGTTGACAGCATACATACGGAAGCTCAATTTTTATTGCCTAATAAATTGGTTGAGAATGTTAAAAAAGTAGAAGTAAATTATATACGCGATCCGTTTAGTATTGAAGCATCAAGAAGTCAGGGAATAAATACAAAAGAAAGTACTTCTTTAGATAATGATGATAAAATATTTTTAATTGATATATATCCATTAGATCCTTCATCTGTAGGTGGCTTTGGTTTGCGATTATTAATGAGAATGAATGATGACAAACTTGAAATATTAAATAATACATTAGATGGCGAAGGAACTCCATTTGATTGGACTTTGTTAGGTTTTGTTGTAGGTTCTGAATTTTCAATTGTATCAGGTAAAAATATAGGTACTTATATAGTATTTTCATTAGATAAAGAAAAAATATCGTTAACGCCTGTTGGATTTACACCAGCTTTTGAGGGTGATGGTTTTATTAAAACTGAATATCCTCTAAATAATGTATCTTATGTAAATAGAACAAATCAGGGATTCACTGAAATACTAAATTTGTCAAGTGGCGACAATTATAGTAATTTAAGATATTCTATTAAAAGAAATATGAAGCATTGGCAAAGCTATTTAAAAACAGCATCCAAATACAAACCAAATGGAATAATACAAAATACCTTCTTTAAAAATAACGGTTTACTTTCAACAAAATACGGATCAGAAACGGTTGCAACTATTGAGGGCGCAAATATTAACGTAACAGATTTAAATGATGCCATTTTGTCGCCTATTTTTTACAAAACAAAAGTTGTTGCAGAATTTGAAACGGTTAAAACTTTGCTGGATAATTTAGCAACTCAAAAAGGATTTATTAGAGTTGTCGATACAAATAACAGGGTTTTAAAAATACACCCTACTAAATTAGATTATGAATGGGTTACTAATTTATTAACAATTGAGGGTGAGCAAAGAAATGAAAGCGACTATGTAACTATTGACACTTTAGGAGCTGAATTAGTAACGATTAATGAAGTAGGCTATAATAATATCATATTAAAAAGAAAGTGGTTTAAAATTGATGGTTTTTTTGTAACTTTGTATGATTTCAATAACATACCATTAATTAATCCTACAAGGATAGAAAAAATAAAAGTTAATGGCATTATTTACACGACATCAATAACCCTATCAGACGCTTTAAATGGATTATAGTTTTATAAAATTATCAAAAACAACTGAAGATGAGAATCCAAAAATCTCACAAATAAATTATTCAGATTGTGTGCAATTATTGCCGTCAGAAAGTTACTTACAAATTACTAATAATATTGACGGTATTGCGTTTGATACCGACTTTGCCGTCTTTGTTGTTAATTGTCAAAATGACACTTTAGCGGACATAACGACAAATGTGTCAATATACGAGTTTACAGATATTAAAGGGATTCAACAAATAGCCTTTGAATTAAATTTTCTTACTATTGATTTTGGATTTCAACCTGTAAAATTAAAATTTGTTAAAACTACTGGATCTGACATTTGGTATTCAAATGAAATATTAATAACTGAAGAAGCTGAAGAACAAACCACACGTTTTGACTATAAAGCAAACGGATATTTTCACGGCATTTCTTATGATGTTTTAGACTTTTATCAATCAATCCGTTTAAGATGCTTTTTTGACCGTTTAGACAATGAAACAGAAGTGAAAGACTACTATCAGATAAGCAAAGGAAATACAATAAGTACGCGCGCTTTATTAAAAGAATTAAGTCATTATAAATTTGTAAATATTAATCCTTTTGTTTTCACGCGTATAAATGTTTTATTAATCCACGATATTATTTATGTTGATGGATTGAGAATGACCAACAAAACAAATGTAAAAGGATCGGAGCGTTTAGGCTATTCTAATTTATCGGAAGGGGAATTTTCTGCATATATAAATAACAGCGATATTTTTACTTTTGAATACCAAATTTATGAAGCTTTACGAATTATAGAAAATAATCCAGTAGGACAAATAAGCATTTATGAGTTTATAGGTCAAATTGAATTTATTACAAATAAATTAGATGCAACTTTAAATAGTGCAGGAAAATTCATAAAATTAAAAGATTCTTTAGGAAATGTTTTATTTTCTTATGATTGTTCTTATTTAATTTTTGACGGGACTTATTTCTATATTTCAATGTATCCTTTTACTCCATCCGTTGGAAGTTATACAATAGAATTGCCAAGTGGTTTATTTTCTTCAACATTCGAAACTACATCGGCTTATTCTTGGAGTTTTAATATAGTTGCAGGGGATTATTCCGATTCAGATTACTCAACAGATTACTTAATATAAAAATATGACACAAGCAGAACTAACAGCGCTAATAGACGCTAAAATTAGAAACAAAACGCCTAAGGTAGTAAAGATTGAGCATGCAGACGTAGAGCAGGCAATTACAGATGAATTGTTTTCGAGAGTTGCTACATTAAATACTACAATTAGCGATTTAAATACAATTGTTACAAATCAAGGAAAATTACTACCTATTAGGAGAGGTTATTTAACAGGCATTAATTTGCCAGTAACTTCAGGGACTGTTACATCGAGCGGTGATATATCAATTGCAACAGGTACTGGAAGCGGTATTTTAGTGACGTTAAGCACAGCAATGCCAAGCACTAATTATAAAGTTAGATTTGATGTTGAAAGTTTAGGAGGCGCAAATGATGATCAAGTTCTTTGCCCTTCATTTAGAAAGGTTTCAACAACTCAATTTTATTTAATAGTTTCAGAACCCGGCAACTTTACGCAAAACTTAAGATTTCACATTGAAGTAATTTCATTAGACTAAAAAATATGGCAACATTAGAAATACGCAAAAAGAGTCTTAAAACTTGGCTTCACGTTCCAAGTGATGCGAGTAATTTTATTTTATCTAAATTCTATTGTAAAACGGACTCAAATACATTTAAAATTGTAGAAGAAAGCGGAAGCAATAGAAGGGAATATTCATACACTAATATTACTGTTTATGATGATACAGATATAGGAACTCCTGAAACATTTGCAAGCGCTCAGGCTTTGATGTTAAGATTGGAAGCACTCAAATATACGGGTTTTAATAGGGATGGGGACATCCCAACATCGTACATTGAAAGTGTTGTAGCTGGAACTAACGTAACAATTGATGATACAGACCCATTAAATCCTATCATATCGAGTACGGGTGGCGGAGGTACTCAAAATTTAAACGAGGTTTTAGTCGAGGGTAATACTACAGGTGGCGAAAACATATCTATTTCAAGTGGCGATTCTATAATATTAGACAATGGCTCACTACTAAAAAAAGGTACAATTGACGCAGGTTACGGCGGTGCAAATGGTATATCTCAAATATGCGCAGTAGGTTACGAATTGAAATGGGAAGCTGGTCGGTTATATGTAATGGGCGATGGCGGTACAACTATAAGAGAAGTATCTCACAATTTTACAACTACTCCTGCTACTACAGACGATATAAGTAAAGGCTTTATAGTTGGTAGTCGTTGGATTTTAGATGACGGTGATTTATATGTTTGTACCGATAACACAAGTACGGCAGCCGTTTGGGTATTACAGCCAAATATACCAACAAAAACAAGCGACTTAATAAATGACGGCGACAATGGTACAAGTCATTTCATATCATTAGAAGATTTACCAAGCACATTAACAGTTTACCCTACAACTGTAGCAAGTGGAATTGGTGGTTATAATAAATTGGTATCTTCTATTACAGACCCTGACTATAATACCACAGCAGTAGATGTAAGCACTGGAGCGATAACAGGAACGGATCAATTAATTGCTGGATTGATAACAGACCAAAACCAAATTGTCGGTAATCCTGGTGTATTCAATATAACCACTATCGGTAATATTAGAAAAACAGCTGGGTCAGGTCAGGCGGAATTTTTCTTTAGAGTTTATAAAAGAGATTCAGGCGGAACTGAAACATTAATACTACAATCTAACAATACACAACAAATTACTTCGGCTATTTATGCTGAATTTTTTGCAAATGGTTTATGGAATGATGGCATTTTTGTTTCAACAGATAGAATTGTAATTAAATTTTACGGTACAAAAGTTGGCGGGGGTTCAAATCCTACTTATGACTTTCAATTTGGGGGAACATCTCCAGTGAGAAGTATTATTCCAGTACCTTTAAATGTTATTCCAAGTGGAGGAGTGCCATTAACAAGAGAAGAATTTAGTTACACAAGTTCTCATGATTTTACATTATCAGGTACACCAAGTTTTATTTATGCGGTTTTTGTTAATGGTCAAGAATTAAACAGTTCTCAATATTCTTTTGTAACTACTACTTTAACAATAGATGACGCTTTAGAAAGTGGCGACAAAGTAAATATTCTTTATACACCGACATCGGGCGGATTTTTAGAGTATTACACGAAAGCTGAAATAGATGCCTTTGATTACGAAAGCAATCACGCAGAATTTATTGAGGTAAATGCTTTGACAGACTTACCAAGCGCAATAAGCGGAGTAATTACATTAGTAGGCGGTTATACTTACTTATTTTTAAAACACATCGACTTAGGAGGTTCTCGTTTGGTATGTGGTCAAGATACAGTTATCGTAGGTTGGTCATCAGAAAATTGTTCTATTAGTTCAACGGGTTTAAGTAGTGGAACGGCTTTAGTAACTTCTGTTTATTCTTTACCGATTAGAAATATATCATTTACTCACGCTTTGGTATTTGATTTACAAGGCGATGGAACTACAACGGCTTTGGATTGGTTCGGGGTTAACCTTTTAAATTGTGCAAGCGGTGGAACGATTAAGAATTACACAAACTTTGTAGCAGGAGATAGCGCACTATTAAATAGTGGCGGTTTTATCTTTGATGGCACGATAGGTACAATAGCATTTAGTAACTGCCTTTTCGATACAGCAAGTACAAAAACAGCTATTACCGTTTTGTCAACTTGTACCGTTAGCAGACGTTTGAGAATTATCTATTCGTCATTTGTAACTTTATCAGGCGAAACAGGGGTAAATTTTAATAGTTCAGCAACGGTTGGCGATGAAAAATATATTTTAGATACTTGTAACTTTAGCGGTGGGGGTACTTATATTAGTGGATTTGATGCTACTTCTAATAAGTCTTTATTCTCAAATTGTGTAGGTATTACCAATACTTCAACGCGTGGATTTTTGCATATGTTGGACAATACAACAGCAACGGCAATAACAGGGACAGCTTCTTATTTTAAAGCAGCAGGAACTACTACAGCAAGTAGTGCGAACTCAAAATTCACTTCGCCAAGTTCAAACCGATTGACATATATAGGCGCATTTACACAAAGTTTTTTTGTAACTGTAAATTGTAATGTTAGAACTTCGGTTTCTACTCAAACAATTAATATTGTAATAGTTAAAAACGGAACTAATATAAGTGAAAGTGAAATGACTATTCTTTGCGCTGCAGGTAGTACGCCTTCTTTTGGCGGTACACAAGCAGTAATTGAGTTAACCGCTAATGATTATATCGAGTTATTTGTTAGAAATACTTCAAGCGTTAATAACGTTATAGTTTCTGATTTGAATATGAATATTTTAAAAATACCTGTATAATGGAAGGAACAAAAAAAATACCAAAAGGGCAACTACAAAACGGATTAGTTGACGTTGTACAAGTAACACCGATAACACTAACTACAGGAGGTTGGTCGTTAGTTAGTGGATTATATGAATATACTTATTCAAATGCTGCAATAACAGCAGCAAGTATTGTGGATGTAATTCCGGCAAGTTCTACAATCGCAATTGTAAAGGCAGCCGATATTATGCCAGCAACTTTGAGTGCTTCGGGTAGTGTTAAAATTTACGCAACTAACGCACCAACCGCAGACATAATAGTAACTTTTAATATTTACAACTAATGGCAGTAGGTTCTTTTAAATTACCAATTGTTGCAGCTGCAGCACCATCAAATGATTGGGTTAGACCAACAGATTGGTTAGCTATGCCGAGTATAGGTACTCAGGAATTCATCGGATTATTAGCAATTACAGATGATGAATCTAATCATATAGCATTAACGTGTCAAGGTGCATATACAGTTGATTGGGGCGATGGTACTTCAGAAAATGTAGTGTCTAACGTAAAGTCACAACATACTTATACTTATTCATCAATAAGCAGCGGTACGATTTCAACACGTGGATATAAGCAAGTGTTGGTAAGGGTAACACCTCAAGCTGGTCAAAACTTAACCGTTATTAATATACAGCAACAAAACAGTGCTTTAGCTAAAGCGCACACCGTTGGTTGGTTAGATATTGCAATAAAAGGTTCTAATATAACATCTTTAGTATTGGGTGGATCAACTGTATATATGTATATGTGTGAGAATGTAGACATATATTCTTTTGGTAGTATTACTGTTTTACAACAATTATTTTTTAATTTTTACGCTTTACAAAAATTCTCACTTCCAAGTAATATAAGTTCTGTAACTGATATGTATAGAATGTTTGCTGGCTGTAGAACATTAAAAAAAATACCGATATTTGATACAAGTGCTAATACCAGTTTTAGTAGTTTTTGCGTAGATTGTTATTCATTACAGGAGTTTCCGTTGTTCAACACAGCGGCAGGAATCAATTTTTCAAATATGTTTGAAAGTTGTTATTCATTGCGTACTATTCCATTGCTAAATGTAGCAAACGGTACTTCTTTTAATTATATGCTAAATGCTTGTGTTAATATTCAGATAGTACCTTTATTAGATACGATTAAAGGAACTACTTTTACAGGAATGTTTCAACAAATGTTCTCATTGCAAATAGTTCCTAATATCAATACAGCTTTAGGTACTGCATTTGGGTCTGTGGTTAATTTATCAACATCAATTGCAAGGGGAGCATTTCAAGGCACAAGATATGCAATATCTTATAACAATTTATGTTTATCTCGAACTGCTATTGTTGAGATATTCAACGGATTAGGAACGGCAGTAGGAACACCTACAATAACGGTAACCAATAATCCTGGAAGGGCAGCATTGACAGCGGGAGAGATATTAATAGCTACTTCAAAAGGTTGGATAGTAGTATAAAATAAATAAATTATGATAATAGAAACAATACCTGATTTTTTTATCCATATAACAGCCGATAATGGTAAGTTATTAACCAACGGAGAGATTAAAACAAAAGAGATATTTGCGCCGTTAGACAGCGATATAACGAATTGGTTTGAAATAGATGAACCCACTGAATTTTTGTAGTATGACAATACCAATTAGAAAAATAGAGCCTATAACGTTTATAGGAATTGCTTTAGCATTTATTGCGCCTATTTACCCATTAATGGCAACCGTTTGCACTTTCATAATAGCCGATGCATTACTTGAGGTTATAAATTCCTTTAAAAACAAGCAATTTTGCCCGACTTTTGTAAAAAGATTAGTATTAAAATTCCTATCTTATAACATTTGTTTGATAATTATTTACGTTTTAGAGGTCAATTTATTAGGCGAATTCGTTAAAATTATAGTAGGAATACCTTTATTAATTACAAAGGTTATTAGCGTTGGTTTAATATGGTTAGAACTTAATTCAATAGACGAAAACTTTTATAAAATAACAGGTAAAAGGTTCGTAAAAGAGTTTAAAAAAATGATTATATTTGGCAAAGAAATTAAAAACGAAATAGAAAATGGACAAAATAACGCTTGAAAGAATTGAAAATGCGCATCCTAAAATTAGAGAGGAATTAAGCGTATATTATAGAGAATGTAACAACTTACTTCCTAAACACGTTAGGCTTCGTTTTAGCCACGTTTTTAGAAGTCCACAGGAGCAAAGAGAATTGTTTTTAAAACGTCCAAAAATAACAAATGCGGATAGTTGGCAATCAATTCATAATTACGGATTAGCCTTCGATATTGTTTTATTATATGATAAAAATGGTGATGGAACTTTTGAAACTGCAAGCTGGACAATAGATGAGCATTGGGATAGAGTAGTAAGTTACTTTAAAAGTAAAGGTTATGAGTGGGGTGGCGATTGGAAAACATTTAAAGATAAACCACACTTTGAAAAAAACTTTGGGTTTGATTGGAAAACGCTTAAAAGTAGATTTGACAAAGGAATAATTATAAATGACAACGGAATTACATACCCTAAAATTTAACAAAATGGAAAAAAAAGATTTGATTAATTTAGCATTAAAAGAAGTAGCTACAAAGTATAGTGAAAGTCCTGCAACAACAAACGCTGGAAGATGGTTGAGGTTAATTGTAAAGTATTTACCTACTGATTTAATTGTTAAGGCATTTGCTCACAAATTGAGTAGATAAACGTACTTATAGCGCTTACCATTAGAACAGCCTTTAAGTCTTTTTTTAAAACCTTGTAATTAATTTTGCAAGGTTTTTTTATGTTTTGTTTTGTAATTGAAATTTATTACTATATTTGCATTTATAATCATAAAAACAAAATACTATGAATAAAAAATTAAAAGAACTATTCTTAAAATCAGGCTTAACAAAAGCCGAGTTTTCCAGAAAGTGCGGAATTAAAAAACAAAACCTTAATCCGTATTTAACCGACCTATACGAGATGAAATTATCAACTTTTGAAAAAATAAAAAAGAATTATTTGCGTAATTAAAATTTATTACTATCTTTGTCAAAACAAAAACAAAACAACTATGAAAAATTTCTTTTTAAAACTCGAGTACCAAATTAGATTTGCTTACATTTTAGCAATCATTTTTATCTTAAACTTTATATTTAGATCATAATGGAAAACAAAGAAAAATTTAACGAGTGGATGCAAAAAATAAAAAATATCTATTTTGCAGATAACGAACAAATGACTAACGCTTATACTAAAATCAATTAATATGAATAGTTATGATGCTTGGAAAGATGGCAGGTTTAATCCTGAATCACCAATAAACCAAATAGAAACAGATGCCGAAATAGTTACAGGATACGATACATTATCACAAGCCTATTACAGCGGACACGAAGAAGCCTTTTATAATCTTCAAATAGAAATATTAAAAGAATTAGATATACTTTTAGAGATAGCAAAATTAAACGCATCAGGTACAAAAAGCAGAATTGAAGATTTAATAAATAAATGTAAATAAGATGGCAACTGACTGGAGAAAATATAGAAAAAGCACACATTTAGCAAGTGCTGATTTGGATGCAATGGAAACGGATGGTTTAGCGTTAATATTCCAAATTAAAGAGGTAAAATACGAAACTAATGTAGATGTTTCAGGAACTAAACAAGACGGCATTTTTTGCTACTTTATGGAAGCCGTTAAGCCTTTAAAATTAAATAGCACTAACAATAAGATATTAGCTGGTTTTGCTAAACAAGATGGCTTAATTGGTAAAGAGTGCCACGTTATAGAAAATTGGTCAGGAATGAAAATAGAATTGTTTGTTGACCGTAACGTTAAAATGATGGGCAGTTTAGTTGATGGAATTAGAATTAAACCATTAAGACCAAAAGCAAAGGTAAAAAAAGAATTTACAGAAAGTAATTTTGAGGCAGCATTTAAAGCCAATGCAACTATCGAGCAAATAGAAAAATCTTATACAATAACTGAAGAAATTAAAACTAAATATTTGAACTATGGAAAATAACATTGAACAAAGAACTGCAGAATGGCACGAACAACGCAAAGGAAGATTCACAGCTTCCGAAATTGTTAAACTGCTTGGGGTTCGTGGATTAGGAGAAACTGGTAAAAGTTACGCAATTGATAAAGCTATTGAGCAACTATATGGAGAAATGGACGAAACATTTGTTTCTTATGATATGCAAAGAGGAATAGATTTAGAACCGTTAGCCTTTGCTAAATTTGCAGATACAAAAGAATTAGAGTTCATTGAGGTTAAAACGTGCGGTTTTTTTGAGTTTGGCGAAGATGCTGGAGCAAGTCCTGACGGATTAGTAGGCGAAGATGCAATTTTAGAAATAAAATGTCCACGTTCAACTACTTTTTTTGAATTAGTAGCGACAAATGAAGTAGATAAAAAATACTACGCACAGATGCAAATGCAAATGTTAGCTACGGATAGAAATAAAGCCTATCTTTTTAACTATTTAGTTCACGAGGGTAAAGAGTATTGGCACGAAATATTAGTTGAACGTGATGAGGTTATGATTGAATTGATTAAAAACAGAATTTTAGAAGCAACAGAAATTAAAAACGAATTTATTAACAAATTAAATACAAATAAACAATGGTAGTCACAGGTAGAATTTCAGTAAAAAACGAAAATGTAGGAAACGAAAAATTTCAAAAGAGTGAATTAGTAATTGAAACTAACGAGCAGTACCCTCAATCAATTTTAGTTGAGTTTGGAGGTAATAAAAGCGAATTAGTAAAAGATTATGCAGTAGGTCAAGAGGTTGAAATTGACATTAATTTAAGAGGTCGTAAATGGACTAACGCTGAAGGAGTAGATAAATATTTTAATACTATTTCAGGGTGGAAAATTAAAAAACTTTCAGACGTTAAAGAACAACAAGCGGTGCCAGTTGAATTAGATTCAGATCCGTTACCATTTTAGTATTAATAAAATCCCCCTATTAATTTAGGGGGTTATAAAAACAAAAAACAAAATGGAATATAGATTAGAATATAAATCAGAAACAGGACATTTTCATTTAGATAATTATAGTCACGAAGAAAACACTAATGGCTATATAACAATTAAAAAATCTATTACAGACAGAGAATCAAGGTTGTTTTTTGATTTTATGGAGTATGGATTTCCTTTTAAAATAAAAAAATATACTAATAATCAAGTTTTAGGTAAAATTAACATTTTTAATCAAATATTAAATTTAAAACAAAATGAACAAAAGTAAAAAAGTTAATATGCATAAACTATACTGTTTACTGCAATTAGTACAGGAAAATTTAGACGATTTAAAAGTAACAAATCAAAAAGCAATTAGATTGAAAGATAATATAAGCGAGTTTTGTGAACTTATTAATGATGAGGTTGCCGATACTTATACCATACAAAAAAGCACCTACTTTCAGGAAATCACTAAAAAAATAGATACGATTTTAAGGATTAATTTTAACGAAAATATGTAATTATGGAAACACCAAAACATTATGACAACAGCAAAGGAACGCTCTACAAAGTAGCATCCGAAAGAAACTGGAATCCTTATTTATTCGATATTGTAAAAAGACTTGAAAGAGCCGAAAAAAAAGGAGAGTTTGAAAGTGATTTGAAAAAATCAATATTAGTAATTGAATTATGGTTAAAAGAAAATGAAAAATAAACAAACACCGGTAGAATGGTTAACTGAAAAATTAAGAATTGAATTTGGATTTGTATTTTCAAATAATATTTTAGAACAAGCCAAAGAAATGGAAAAGGAACAGATTATTGATGCTTATCAACAGGGTTTTAATAATGCTTACTTTAGTGATCCATTAAACAAAGAACAATACTACAACGAAACATTTAAACAAAATGGAAACAAATAAAATCGCACAATTAATAGAATGGATTGATACAGAACCGAATTTAGTAAAAGTACAAGACGGTTTTTTATATCACGGACAATATTTTACAAACCAACAAATAATAGAAATGTATGCTAAACGAGGTTAGAGAATTTCAGAAAACAGGTCAACAAATTGTAAACGATTTACCAACGGTTAACAGTTATAACGATTGTGAATTACGATACAAGCTAATGAAAGAGGAAAATTTAGAATATTTGGGTGCCATTACTTTTGATACTTCGATAGCACACCGTAAAGGTTTTAGATATTATAATAACCTAATTGGAACTACTCACGGAGACGGAGCAAAACAGGAATTGTTACCTTTATTAATGGCTCAGGAGTTCCCTATTGAATGGAGTTTAACAAAACATAGATATGTATATACACACCACGTACACCACAAAACAAGTAAAGATTACGTAGGTATCACAGTTGAATCTTTAAGAAGTCCTTCGAGTGCGGATAGTTGGCATAGTAGAAACGGTTACCAACATTCGCCAAAAGCAGTAGAGGGTTTTTTACATTGCAAAAATAATGGTCAAATCGCCCGAATTACCCACGTTTTCTAATACATTTTAAATCGGTTATTAATTTAGCCGATTTTTTTTTGCTTTTTATTTGCATAATAAAAAACTATTACTACATTTGCATATATAAATAATAAAACAAAACAAAAATGACAGATTACAAAGAATTTTTAGAAACAAAAAGACACTCAATAGGCAACTATGGGTTTAAAGCAAATTACATTCCTGATATTGCTTTTGACTTTCAAAAATACGTTATTGAAAAAGCTACTTTAAAAGGTCGTAGCGCTGTTTTTTTAGATACTGGATTGGGTAAGACTTTAGTACAATTATCTTTAGCTAAAAACATAGTAAACCATACCAATAAAAAGGTATTAATATTAACTCCTTTAGCGGTTGCGTTTCAATTTATTTTAGAAGCTGAAAAGTTAGGTATTGACGATATTGAATACTCAAAAGATGGCAAGCACACTAAAAAAATAGTTGTATGTAATTATGAAAGATTACACTATTTTAATGAGAATGATTTTGAAGGAGTTATTTTAGATGAAAGTAGTATTTTAAAAAACTTTGACGGTAAAATCAAACAAGAAGTAACAAGCTTTGTTAAGAAAATACCTTATAGATTTTTAAGTACGGCTACACCATCACCTAACGACTTTATAGAATTAGGTACGAGTTCGGAGGCGTTGGGGTATATGGGGTATATGGATATGTTAGGGAAGTTTTTTAAACAAAATAATAATGCAATTGATTCAACTAATAGAAATATTGGAGAAAAGTTTTACTTAAAACCACACGCAGAAAAAGACTTTTTTGCTTGGGTTAATCAATGGTCAATTATGGCAAAAATGCCAAGCGATTTAGGTTTTTCAAATGATCGTTATAATTTACCTGAATTAATTGTAAATAAACATATAGTTACAAATGATAGCCAAATTTCCATAGAGGGTCAATTACAAATGTTTAATATAGTAGCTAAAAATTTTAATGAAATTCGTTATGAACAAAAGCAAACGGAAGAAAAAAGATGTGAAAAAGCTATTGAATTAGCAAAAAATAAAACTTCGGTATATTGGTGTAATACTAATAACGAAAGTAGTATTTTAAAAAGTTCAGATAAAAATGCTGTTGAAATTATAGGATCTCAAAGTATTGACAAAAAAGAAGAAATACTTTTAGCTTTTGCAAATGGAGAAATTGAAAGACTAATTACAAAGGCAAAAATGACCTCTATGGGTTTAAACTGGCAGCATTGCAATCATTCAGTATTTTTTCCAACGTGGAGTTATGAACAATATTACCAAGCTATAAGACGTTTTTGGAGGTTTGGACAAACAAAAGACGTTACTATTGATATGGTTATTTCTGACGGGCAAACAAGGGTTTTAGAAGCCTTAGAACAAAAAACACAAAAAGCAATACAATTACATAGAAATCTAACAGAAAACGTAAACCGTTCATTTGAACACAAAACAAAAGAATTTAACAAATCAATTATTAAACCTAAATTTTAAAAACAAAACAAAATGGTAAAAGATCAAATTATTACAGAAAATTACGCAATCTATAATGGCGATTGTATGGAAGTGTTGCCAACTTTAGACACTGAAAGTGTAGACTTAGTTGTTTATAGTCCTCCTTTTGCAGGATTATACAATTATTCAAGTTCAGAAAAAGACTTTTCAAATTGTGAAAGCAAAGAACAATTCTTAGAGCAATATGAATTTATGGTAAAAGAAATGGCAAGGGTAACTAAAAGAGGTCGTATTAATGCGGTACACGTTACGGATGTTCATACAAATACCTGTCACCTTTGGGACTTTCCACACGAAGTAATTAGAATACACGAGAAGTACGGTTTTGATTATAGAAATAGAATAACTATTTGGAAAGAACCTTTAAAAGTTCGTATGCGTACTATGGTCCAGTCTTTAATGCACAAATTTATTGTAGAAGATTCGACAAAGTGTTTTACTGCTATGCCTGATTATGTTTTAGTATTTACTAAAAAAGGCGAAAATGAAGTACCAGTAACTCATCCTTTTGGAATGAATCATTATGCGGGTGAAATTCCAATTTTACCAAACATTTTAAGAGCTTGGAATAATGCTAATAATTCAGATTTAAACGAGGTGCAACTTTGGTATCATTTAAACAATATTAATGAGGATGACAAAATAACTAAATTAAATCATTATATATGGCAGCGTTACGCATCCAGTGTATGGGATGATATTAGAATAGATAATGTTTTACCTTTTAGAGATTCAAAAGAAGAAGATGACGAAAAACACGTACACCCTTTGCAATTAGATGTAATTGATAGAATTGTAGAATTATATTCTAATCCTGGGGAAATTGTTTTAACTCCTTTTATGGGTGTAGGTAGTGAAGTTTTTAGTCCTGTTTCAATGGGTAGAAAAGCAATAGGTATCGAGTTAAAAGATAGTTACTTTAAACAAGCTAAGTTAAATTTACAAGAAGCTGCAAAAAGATTTAAAGAAAGTATAAAACAAGAAACTTTATTTTAGTACATTTACACGTTTTGTTTTAGCCGCTGAAGAAATTTAGCGGTTTTTTTATATCTTTTTGTTATTTATTCAAAAAAAGTATTATATTTGTACTCGTTGAAGCACTACCAACAGGAAGATATTTTAGACAATAGTCTAACCGAGAAACCCTAACCAGTAGTAGTGCATTGGTTGGGGTTTTCTCTTTTTTAAACAATATTATGGAAAAACATTTTGTTAAGAAAATAGTTGAAAAAGGATTTTCAATTATACCAGTCAATGATGACAAAACACCGAAGGGATCATGGAAAAAGAATCAGGAAACAGCTTATACAATTAATGAGATTGATTCTATTGAATCAAATACTTGGGCAATAATTACAGGTTATAATGACCTTGAGATTATTGATTTTGATTGTAAGGTTTTAAGTTCTTTAAAAGAACAAAATGAATTTTGGAATGAGGTTATTACATTTTTAAAAGATAATATAGATGACTTTGATAAAAAGTTTTCTATTTATAAAACTAAAAATAAAGGGTATCATATTTTATACCGTTGCAAAGTTATTGAAGGTAATACTAAAATAGCAAAATTAAAAGGTCATAAAGAGGCTATTATTGAAACACGTGGTAAATTTGGTTATGCAATTTTATATGATGACTGTATTAGCGATAATAACTATTCTAATATTCAAGAAATTAGTGAGGAGGATCGTTTTATTTTATGGTCTTGTTTAAAAACCTATAATTATGTAGAAGATTTACCGATTGAGCCAAAGAAAACAAAACACGAATATCAAGAAGCTGAAATTGCATGTTGGGATGACTATAATAATAAAACAGATATTTTTGATGTTATTGGATCTGATTTTAGTATAGTAGCAAATCACGCAAAAAAATACATTATTAAAAGACACGGAGCAACCTCTCCGCATAGTGGTTATATTTATAAAGAAGATAATAGAATGTTTCTTTTTAGTACAGGAACTTTATATCCACACGAAAAACAAATTACACCTTTTATAGCTTATTGTTATAAAAATCATAACGGTAATTTATCGGAAGGTGCAAAAGACTTATATCAAAAAGGTTTTGGATCTCGTTTAAAATCAAAAATTAACGAACTTAAAGAAGAAATTCAAGTTCAAACAATAGTTAAAACTGAAGATTTAATATTTCCAATAGATATTTACCCTACTGATATTCAAAAATATATTTTAGAATGTAACTCGAAATTAGATAGTTCAGTTGAGTATATGGGTTGTTCTTTACTTTGGCTTATTTCTGTATGCGTTGGTAATTCAATTGATGTAGAAGTAAAAAAAGGATGGAATGAGAATTTATCTATTTGGTTATCTATTGTTGGTAAAGCTGGATTAGGTAAAACACCAAGTATAAACAATATAATTTATCCTTTATCTAAAATAAACTCAAAAGAGATAAAAAACTTTGTTAAAGAAAATGAGAAATTCGAATACTATAACTCACTTTCTAAAAAAGAAAAAGACGAACATAGCGAAGTGCAAAAGCCTATTAAAACTCAATTTATTGCTAATGATATTACTTTAGAGGCTTTAGTAGATTTACACCAAGAAAGTGATAATTGTGTAGGTGTTTTTAAAGATGAGTTGGCAGGATGGTTAAAAGATATGAATAAATATCGGGAAGGTTCAGACCTTGAATTTTGGTTAAGTACTTGGAGTGGTAAAAGTGTTAATTTTAATAGAAAAACTGCTAAAAGTTCATTTGTTGAAAAACCTTTTATTCCCGTTCTTGGTGGTATTCAACCGAGTATATTCAATACATTTTATACCGAAGAAAACAAAGATAACGGTTTTATGGATAGGATGTTACTTTGTTACCCTGATTTAAAGATTGATTATTATAACGATAATGAGATAGAAGATACTATTTTAACGTGGTATAAAGAAAGCGTAATTTCTTTTTATGATACCATTAAAAGTATCATTAAACGTGATGAGGATGGCGATATTATAACTTTAACGGCTAAATTTTCAGACGATGCAAAGATAGAATGGAAACGTATGTTTAATGAAATGACCAACGTACAAAATGATAATGAGGAAAATGAGTATTTAAAATCAATGTACCCTAAACAAAAATCATATATTCCTCGTTTCGCTTGTTTAATACACGTTTTTAATGAGTTTTTTAGTGAGGGTGGTAATTCTCTATTAATTTCAAAAGATAGTATCTTAAAAGCCGAGAAATTAAGTAAATATTTTATTGCAACGGCTAAAAAAATTAAGATTAATTCAGTTGAGGTTTCTAAGATTAAAAATACCATTGGTTTGAATAAAGGTAAAAACGAGAAAGAAAAACTTTTTGAAATATGGAAAACAAATAAAAAATTCAATAGAAGTGAAACATCTGAACTTTTAGGAATAAGTAGAAGAAGCACGCAAAATTGGATTAAAGAGTTTGAAATTGTGCAAAAATAGTGCGCAAATGTAAACTGCGCAAAGTTAATTTGCGCAGTAAAAACTCAATAAAATCAATACTTAACATATAAAAGTGCGCAAAATGCACAGTTTACATTAGATAATTAAATAAAAATAAAAATAAAAAAAATAAAATACTTACTGCGCAAGTGTGCAAATGCACAGTAAACCTTTGTAAAGCCTTGTAAACATTGAAAAACAACTGCGCAAAACGTGCGCAAAACAACTGCGCAAATAGTGCGCATTTAAAAATATAAAATATGCAATTAAGAAATTATCAAATAGAACTTTCAAACAAAGGATCTGAAATATTAAAAAGAAAAGGATTGGTTTATTATAACTTTGCACCAAGAGTTGGTAAAACATTAACGGCATTGCAAACGTGCCAGAATGTTAATGCAAAGGATGTTTTATTTATTACAAAGATAAAAGCCTTTAAAAGCATACAGGATGATTTTAACTCTGCTGGATATAGTTTTAATCTAACAATCATAAACAAAGAATCAATTCACAAAATAGAACACAATAAATTTGATGTTATTATTTATGATGAGGCACACGATTTATTTTCAACCTATCCAAAACCTAATAACTTTTATAAAATAGCTAAAAAACGTTTTTCTAAAATACCAGCAATACTTTTAAGTGGCACTATGTGCGTTGAATCAGGATCACAAATATACCATCAATTTAATTTTAGCGATTATAGTCCGTTTAAATACTATACTAACTTTTATAAATGGGCTAAAGATTACGTTAAAGTAACACAAAAGCAATTAGGATATGGTTTAATAAACGATTATAGTAAATGCGATATATTTGCCGTAAATGTAATTATAGAGCCTTACACGTTAAAATATACGCAAGAGCAAAGCGGGTTTGTTTCAAAGGTTAATAAACACGTTATTGATTTTCCAAGTTTAAATAAGTCATTAATTGAAAGGTTAAAAAGAGATAGTTTAATTGAGGGTAAAAATGAGTTAATTATTGCGGATAGCGGTGTTAAACTTTTACAAAAAATACACCAATTAGAAAATGGAACTATTATATTTGAATCAGGTAATAATAAGATTTTAAGCGATGCAAAAGGTCAATTTATTAAGAAATATTTTGAAGGTAAAAAGTTAGCTATTATCTATAATTTCAAAAATGAATTAACTTTATTACAGGATGTTTTTAAGAATCAATGCACAACAGATTTAAACGAGTTTAATAATACTGATAAACATTACTTAGGGCAGCAGGTAAGTTCTTGTGAAGGTATATCATTATCTAAAGCGGATTGTTTAGTATTTTATAATTTTGGTTATTCAGGTAAAAACTTTATTCAGGCTATTGATAGGCTAACTTTAAAAGATAGACCAACAAATGATGTTTATTTTATCTTTGAAAAAGGATCACTAACAGAGGCAATTTATAAAACTGTAAGCAAAAAAGAAAAATTTAACATAAAACAATTTAATGAGTACAGAGCAACAAATCCAAAGTAAAATAAAAAAATATGCTGAAGGTAAAGGCTGGATTGTAATAAAAACAATTAAATTATCTGAAGCTGGTTTTCCAGATCTATTTATGTTTAAAAATGGTAAAACTATATTCATAGAAGTAAAGAAACAAGGCGGTATTGTTTCACCATTACAGGAATTAAGACAAAGACAATTAAGAGAGCAGGGGTTTACTTGTGAGGTTATTGATAATTTAGAACAATTCAAAAATGAAATTAGCCGATAAAATAGAATTATTTAAAAAAAACAATCCTGATAGATTAGAACATACCTTTAAAAATGGATTAAAGTTTAAAGGATTGGGAAAACAAAAGTTACATTGGTGGCTTGATAGTCTTTATAAAGATGCTGTAAATGAGTGGAATACAAAAAAAGAAAAAAATATTGCAAATTTTATTGAAAAAATAATTGCATAATAAAATATTATTACGATATTTGCTAAAGAAAACAACAACAAAACAAAAACAAAATGAAAAGAACAATAAAATACATTTATTACAGAGAAGTACAAGGATCTTCAGATAGGTCATTTAAAACAATTCAAGAAGTAC